GATCCTAACGCTTCTTACGATGAGCAAAAGAATCCATATCTTGGACACTTTGTGAAGATCGTTGTAAAGAAATCTCCAAATGAAAGAACTAATTGCACTATTCGATATCCAATTAAATATGGAAGAAAAAATGGTACTTCTAATTGGGTAGAAAAGGAAATTTTTGATTTTCTAACTATGTGGGAGATCGCCATTAAGAAAGGTGCTTGGATTAGTTTTGACGAAGAGTTTCTTAACACTTTGAAGGAAGCTGGTTTTACAGAATTTCCCGCTCAAATTCAAGGAGCAGCGAAGTTCGAACAAATTGTAAACGACAATGAAAAACTTAAGAATTTCTTTTTTAAGTATATTAGCGAAAACCTATTAAATTTTGGCGATGGAATTTCTATCTCTGAGCAATAAGAAAAGACGCTGCAAAAATGCTCGCAATTATTTAATTAATTGGAGCATGGATAGCCGTAGTAAATTTCAAACTGAAGCTAAGAAATTTTTACGAAACTATTGGCAGCACAACATTGTGTTCGAAGAGTTTCCTATTGTAGGAACTCGTCTTACCTTGGACTTTTATAATGCTAATAAAAAAATAGCTATAGAAGTTCAAGGTAGGCAACATACTGGTTTTGTTAAATTCTTTCATGAAAACAGGATGAATTTTCTTCATCAATTAAATAGAGATAAGAAAAAAGAACGTTTTTGTGAACTTAATGAAATTACACTTGTAACTATATTTGAAAATGATATAATAAATAAAGACCTTTTCGAAAGTCAAGGTGTAATATTATAACATGAAGAAGGACTCTCAATCAGAGAATTTTAAACAATTTAAAATTCCTGAAAACTATTTTAATAAACTCTACGAGTTCAGTGGGTCCGATGAATCCTCTAAAGGATTTATAGTGGCTTATGTCTCTCAAGATGGATGCCCAATGATTTATACTAAAGTAGCTAACCCAATCGTAGAAATGGGTCTAGTTAAGGCTTTGGAGAAGTATTTAGATGAGGTAGACAAGGAGCAGAATTCCATTGACATGGCTGACGAGCCATGATAATGTCCGCTCGGAATGATTTATTCGTATGATTTAGAGACTCAGTTGCTTGCTGGACTGATTAAATATCCAGAAAGATACGCTGATGTCGCATCTTTCATTACAGAAAGAGATTTCTGGAGCGAGAGTTCTAAGATAAATAGAACTATTTTTTGCGTACTTCGTCAAACCATAGACAATGGTGAAAGAATTGACGACGTAGTTATTTCTCAAAGAGTAAAGAATTTTGGAGTAACTTTTGAAGACAATATTAATCCATCTGATTATATTGAATCTTTATCTCTTAAAAAAATATCTCCAGAATCTATCACAAGTGTTGCTAAAGAATTGAAGAAATACACCATTCGTCGTGAGATCGCGATGTGTGGAGCAGACATTAACAAGAAGATGAAGTCTATATCTCCATCTTCTGATTACAATGTTATCATCGAAACCGCTGATAAACTTTATAATGATCAAATTAATTTGTACGAAACTGGCACAGATCAGCCAGAAAATATTTTTGATGAAATGGAAGCTCTTATCGAAGAGCGTGGAAATAATCCAGTTACTGAATTTGGATTTGCTGGCCCTTATCCGAAGACTCAAGATATGTACGGCTCTCTTCTTAGACCGGGAAATATTACAGTCATTGTTGCTCGTTCTGGCGTAGGTAAGACTCAATTATGTTTAGATTTTACAACTAAAGTTTCTGAGCAATATAAAGTTCCAGTTCTTCATTTTGATAATGGAGAAATGAGCAAAGAAGAACTAATTTTTAGACAATGTGCTGCGTTATCTAAAGTTCCAATGTATCTTCTTGAAAGCGGAAACTGGCGCAAAGCTGGCCCAGAAATTGTTGATAATGTAAGATCAGTTTGGCAATCTCTGAAAGACAGATATAAACATCTTTATTATTACAACGTTGGCGGAATGAGCGTTGACGCTCAAATAAGCGTATTGAAGCGTTTTTATTATTCAAAAATCGGTCGAGGCAATCCTCTTATTTTTAGTTTCGACTATATTAAAACTACAAGTGAAAATAGCGGCAATAAAAATGAATGGCAGCTTGTTGGCGAAATGGTTGATAAATATAAACGTTGTATTCAAAGAGATATTAAGAATGATAAAGGTCCATGTATTTCAATGATGACTTCGGTTCAGTCTAATCGCGCAGGTATTGTAACCAATAAGAGCGCCGCAAATGTAACTGATGATGAAAGTATTGTATCTCTATCAGATCGTATCACTCAGTTTTCATCTCACATGTTTATTCTTCGTCAGAAAACATTTGACGAACTACAAAACGAAGTGGGTTTTGGAACTCATAAACTGATTAATATCAAAGCCCGTCATTTGGGTAAAGATATTGCTGGCGCTATTAATCCAGTAAAACTCCCTGACGGAAGTCTTAAAAAGAATTTTATAAATCTAGAAATTGCTAATTTCTGCGTCACTGAAAAAGGTGATTATAGAGATATCGTTGATTCTCTTAGCGCAAGCGCAAATGTAGCCAAGGATAATAATGACGACGTACCTAACCTCGATTGATAATCAAGCAGAAGCAATTGAAAAAACTCTGATCGATCTTGGGTATCAACTTTCAGATCGCGGAAAATATTGGCAATGCAATGCTGTTTATCGTGATGGCGATAATAGAACTGCTCTACAAATTTGGAAAGATACTGGAATCTGGAAAGATTTCGTAGCCAACACTTCTTACCAACCCTTTAAAAGGCTTCTTGAGCTTACTTGTAAAGACGATTCTAAAATAGAAGAAATATTAAATTCAATTAAGAATAATAATGATCCTTATATAGAATCAATTAGAACACCTAAAATGGAATCAGATCAATTTCTTGACCATAGCGAAATAAAAACTTTGCTTCCGCATTATGACTTTTACAATAATAAAGGCATAAGCTCTAAAACTCTTGAACTATATCAGTCTGGTTTTTCCATGTCTGGTAAAATGAATGGGCGTTTTGTATTTCCTATATTTGATGAAAATAAAAAAGTAATTGGCATTAGTGGTAGACATCTACTATGGAAACCTAACTATATCGCTCCCAAATGGAAACATATAGGCAGAAAAGGTAATTGGATATATCCAATAAATCTTCAAGGCGAAGATAATAACATATTTAAAAAGACTATTGAAGAAAAACGCTCTATAATTCTTGTTGAAGGTATTGGCGATAGCCTAGCTTTATCCGAGCAAGAATATTATAATCATATTGTAGTTTTTGGTCTAGAAATTAGTTCAAAACAATTGTCATATCTGATGTCTTTATCTGTTGATGAAGTAATCATCTCCACCAACAACGATTCAGATAAAAGCGATAATCGCGGCTTACAAGCTGCCATTAAAATATTCTTAAAACTTATTAAGTATATTGATATTGATAAAGTTAAAATTAAACTTCCTATTTGTAAAGACTTTGGCGAAATGCTAGAGAAAGGTATTACAATTGAACGATGGCAGAACAAGAAAAGAGATAGAATAACTCAAGTAGAATACATTCTTGATTATGTATATAATAACGATAAGGATAAAAAGACAATTTCTATTCTTAAAGATTATTTAGAAAGTCTAAAGCTTTGAAGGAGACATTATCAGCCAGTAAAATCAAAACACTAAAATCCTGCTCATGGCAGTATTGGTGCAAGTATGTTTTAAAGTTACCAGATAAAACAAATTCTGGAGCTTTAATTGGCGATACTGTTCACATCATTCTTGAGTGTCTCGCTCTGCCTCGTCATAAAAAACATTATGACATCATTGTAAAAAAACAAAACATCTTCGCTTCACAAGCGATTAAGAAGATGGTTTATAAACACATCAAGCGAAAGAATCTTAACGAACAAGAGAATCTACAAGATATTTGTTCAATGGCTTTAAAAGGATTGATGTATGACTTTTTTGGCAAGAAATTTGGTGAACCAACAGAAGTAATTTCAGAAAAAGATTTTGAGATTACTGTTCAAGAAGGAGATGTTAATTATAAAATTAAGGGCTTTATTGATAAACTCTTTATTTACGGCGATCATGGAGTCGTATTAATTAGAGATTTTAAAACAAATAAAAAGAAATACGAAGGTAAAGAAGTAACGGATAATCTACAAGATTATATGTATACTCTTGCTATTAGAAAGTTATACCCCAATCTTAAAGATATTAAAATGGAATTCCTGTTTTTGAAACAGGATTTAAATGCTGATGGAGTTATGCCCATGCAAGCCAAAGATAAATATGAGCTTCTTGGATTTGAACATGAACTAACTGGTTATCAAAAATACGCTGATTCTTTTGTAGAGAAAACTGCTATGTCTAATATGGCGGCAAATCAAGGTATGCCTAAAGATGGAAGCTTTGCTGGAAAGCTTCTATGTGGTTTTGCTAAACAACCTAATCAAATTAAAAAAGACGGCACTCCAATGTGGTACTGCACTTATAAATTTGGATTTGATTATTTTGCAATTGTAGATAAAGATGGCAAAGTTAAAAAATCAGCGTTTACTAAAAAAGAATTGCAGAAAATTAAACTCCAAGAAGGAGAAAAATTAATAAAAAGTAGATACGATGGATGTCCATGTTTTAAACCCAAACCCGTTGAAACTACTTTCGATTCTGACGCTTTTGATCTTGACAAATTCTAGTTCTTCGCTAGAATTTGGTCAACATGCTACCATTGTTTAAATCTCATTTCAGTATAGGAAAATCTATACTGACTTTAGATGATCCAAAAAAAGTCACTGAAGGAGGGTCTGATAGTGTCTTTAAGATCGCAAAAGATAACGGCCTTAAACAGGTTATTTTAGTTGAAGATTCTTTAATTGGTTTCTTTGAGGCTTACAAGCGCAGCAAAGAAATGGGTATTCAATTAATATTTGGTCTAAGACTTTCAATGAGAAATTCTGCTCTTCCAGAAGATGAAGGCAGTCAACACAAAGTAATTATATTTGCTAAGGATGATATTGGGTGCAAGCTGCTCAATAAAATCTATTCAAAAGCTTTTTGTACTAATTCTGGATTTCTAAGTTATAGCGACTTGAAGGAGTTGTGGAATGAAACTTCTCTCAAACTTGCTATTCCATTTTATGATTCATTTATTTATATAAATAATCTATCTTTTGGAAACGCTGTTCCTGACCTTTCTTTCACTAAAGCCACTTTATTTTACGAAGATAATGCCTTGGCTTTAGATTATCTTCTTCAAGAGAAGGTAAAAGAATTCTCTATTAATAACGACATACCAATGGTTAAAGTTCGTAGTATTTATTATAATAAGAAGTCTGATGTCAAAGCTTTTATGGCGTATAAGATAATTTGCAATCGATCTTTTGGCAAAGATCGTTCACTAGAAAAACCAGAGTTGCCTCATTTTTGCAGCGACAAATTTAGCTTCGAAGCTTGGAAGGAAGAAAATGCTACGATTTAATAAAGAACAAAAGTATATTTGTTTTGATTTTGA